AAATAGAACTGGTAACGAGTAATAACATTAGTCCATTCTTTTGTTGTCTTTGCCATCTCTGCAAAGTAATCTAAATCACTATAACAATACATTCCTACACAATTATTATCTCTTGCAAACTCTGAGATAGATTTGTAGGCTTCATAGTATCTCTCATCTAAGAGGTCTTTGTCTATATCTTTAGTACGAGTAGAAGAAAGGAGTACTAAAGTTTGTTTCTCTGTAAACTCACATACCTGTAACTGAGTCAATACAATATAATCTTCTTCTCCTTCACTCCAAAGGTGCATACTTTGATTAAAGGGATTCATCAATCTACCAAAAATATCCTTATAAATATCTGAGTCACTATTACTGAAAATAATATTCCCACCTTCCGTAGAAGTCATTGCAGTTTCAATATGTGGCTTATATATTTTCCAGTTTTCTTTAATCTTTTTTTGAGTTATCAATTTTAACATAAATATTCCCTTCCTTTTTATTATATGTTATTCGGATCTCCGTCCTGATTTATAGCTCTTAAAATAACTAGCACCTTGTCCCTTACCTGTACCTGTTCTACCAATCTTTAATGATGCTCTTCCTTGATTTCTTCCACTCTTAGCCATTGAGAATCTTGCCGACTTTCCTAACAAACTACCTGAACCTTTCACTATTCTTCCCGATTTAGGTTTGGACTTTTCTGTGGTTTTATTTTTATCTTCTTCTGCTCTCCTCTTGTTGTCCCTATTTTTCATATAATCATGAGAGGCAGTCTGTAACGCAGCAAACATAAGTCCAGCCGGACCTGCTAATAGAAGTGCCGGATTACCTTTATATCTTTCAACTATATCTCCACCAAATCTACCGCCTTTCATTATGACATCATTCCCATAGGCATTTAACATTTCAGCCTTATTCTGGACATATCTTAATTGTTGTGTCCTATCATTCAAGTATTTAATTGCACCATGTCCGGGCATGGGTATATTAGGTATACCTATGTTGGGAGTTCCCTTAAATACATCTTGATACTTATCTGAAATCATACGATCAAGAGCTTTATCCCCAAACATGAATGGTAAATCTTTCATGGTATGAAGAAACTGATCTGTACGTGTAAACAAATTTCCCTCCTCTGTAGTGAGAGAAGAGAAAATATTTCCTGTTTGAGTAATACCACTAGAAAGAACATCTATACCAGCAGTTAAATTTTCCCTATGTTTCTTATCAAATACACTGGACGCAGTTTCAGTAAGTTTGTTAATTCCAGTAGTTATATTATAAGATTTTCCTCTGGTTTGAGGAACATGCTGTCTAAGTTTTTTAGTAAACCAACTCATTATTTTTGTGGGGAAGTTAAAATGTTAATTGTAGTCTCTGAGCTTTCACTTTCTTGGGTACTCATATTGTATTCACTTTCTAATACTTCAATAATTTTCTGTTGACCTTGAAGAAACCTTAGTTGTTCTATACTCGTAGATAGTTGTGAGGGTATTTTATCAGGGAAACCTTCTCTTAACCAATTTAAAAGTTCTAGAGTTATACCATAACTACCTATTTTCCCATGTAACATAATAAATTATCTCTATAAAGGTTGTTTTTAAAGAATTTCACAAGTATTTCCAGTACATGCTAGTTCTTGTGAAGAAATAGTAAGATCTATTTTTTCATAGTCACTTAAAATTGACCATTCCAAGTTCGGAATTCTTTTTAATAAATCTTTATATTCTTTTTCACTACATTCTTGATAGGGTGCTTGTTGGTATACATGATCTGAGTAAGGGAGAAAGGATATTCCAGATATAGTATCAAAATTATCGAATACAAATGCACCAACTTCAGGCCACTCACTTTCTTTAACTGAAATTGTACATGATGGTTTATGTTCACACCAATACTGAGCGTATACTCCCCATAATTGTAACTGTTCAATTGCTGATAATTGATTTCTTGTGATAGATTTTTTAGGAGACTTGATAGGGAATGAAAATACTAACACATTACTAGGGTTAGTGATGTCTGGTTCTGAGGGTACTCCTGCCTCTACCATATACTTTCCTAATGGATCACTAATATCTGATCTAACTGTACGTATATAGTATGGAGAATGTCTTGCATGTATACCACTTGCACTATCTACTAATTGTGAAACTGTACCAGAAGGTTTAACACATGTAATTGCACTTGAAGGATTGATATTTAATTTCTTACTCCACTCTTTATTAGTATTTATACATTCTTTCTTTAAAGAATCTAATAATGTTGGAAGATTACTAGAATCTATAACTCCATTGAGTCGGTTGTTATCCATAATACCTGTTAAAGATACACCTAGTAGCCTTTCTTCCTCACAATTAGTCTTCCAATCACTTCTTAAATATCTAAATTTAGTTAATGTACTCTGCCATGTTCCTAGAATGGTAGCTAATTTAACTTTCCTTATTAGATCATCTGATTTATCTTCAGATCGTACAACTACTTCAGAAAGATTGCAGAACTCTTGTGATCGCAATATTATCTCTGAGCAGGGGTTAGTACCATAGTCATCCCTTACTTCTCTTCTATCCCCCAACTCAAGACTTTTTTTCTTTGCATTAGTAGAAGAAAAGATGCCACGTTCACCACTTTTACTATCATATAAGGCTGTCCACTCACGTAGAAATGTACCAACGTCAGGTTTATGATGGTAATTAGATGAGTTATTTGCTAAAGCTCTTTGAGGATACTCCTCCCACCAACGACCTGACTTAGCTGTTCTCATCTGATCATCACCAAGATCTGATAAACTAATCAGAGCACTCCTTCTTACACCACCTACTACTACTATTTCTGCTATCTTACATACTATGTCGTGGCATTCTATTGGTTTAAGTTTACGTCCTCCTGCTTTTTGAAAACTTTCAACTGTAAATTTGAATAGATTATCTAATGGTTCAGGTCCACTTGCTCTACCACCAAAGGTTTTTAGAGGTGAACCCGCAGGTCTTACCTTTGAGAGATCCCATTCTGGTATAACTCCTACGTATAATAGACTAATCAATTCTCTATATGCTTTCGCCCAACCTAACTTAGAGTCACGCACCTGTATACGTGTGTCGGTAGGATGCATTTCATCTTGTACTGTGGGTAATTTTTCAATATGTTTAGATTCAACTGAGAAACCTACTCCTGTTCCATTCATTAGAACGTATAGTATCTCATCAAAGGAACGAGGAGAATCAATATGAACATACGCACAGTTATATCCAGCTATGTTTTCTTTTTCTAGTGCTTCTCCTGCGGTCATTAAGCACCTCATTGACGGCATAATTTGCAGGGAATAAACTGCATTTTTCATTTCTTTTATTACATTGGACGGAACAGAGTATGCACATTGATATTTTAAATGAGATACAAAGAAATTAAAATATCTATCTACTGTTTCCTTCCATGTTTCCCTTCTACTTTTTGTATAATCCCATCGAGAATACCTAGACAAGTGTATATACTGTTGATATTGTGTAGGTAATTCAATCATTTTTTTCTCTCTCTCTTTCAATTAATTTTTCTAAATAAGTTTGAGCTTTTAACAAATCATTCACTCCTCCTTTGGATTGATAACGAGAAACATATTTAATAATATTTCCCTCTATAAAATCCAATTCATTAGCTGTAATATATTTAAGAGGAGAGATTCCAAACCCTTCATAGTGATTAGGTTTTTTAATTAAATCTTCATTATTCTTTTCTAATCTATCTTTATTTCCTGGTGGAAGTATATTTTCAGGAGCATTATATAACTCATACCCTACTGGATCAAGTGTCATCTTCTCATTCTCTGCTTCTATATGATCTTTCACTACAGTTACATAGCTTTGAGTTTGTGCATCCCATTGCTGGCAAGACTTAGAAGGGCCACGTCTAAGGATGTTTTTTATATTATTCTGATCATCTCTTCCGAACCCTTCTTGAGAACTGTATCTATTATCTAAAGGATGTTCTAAACTTTTATCCACGTACTCTCTCCATTGTTTTTTCTGTTTCTGAGATTTCTTTCTCTCTATCTCATCTAGATCATAGTTACTCATACTTCTCTCCCTTAAATATTTCGTTCTCTCCTTGTGGTGTCCATAGTACTACCTCCTGTTTATCTTGATGGTACTCTCCGTCCCTTAATATCCTAGCCATCCTACAATTTCTAATGGCCTCTTTTTCTCCCTGTCCAGATTTAAGAAACGCTTCTAACACACCCTCCCACATATCTAAAACCGAACCTATATTCTCGCCCAAAATTTTTCCCGCAGATATTGGTCCTATACCTTGACAACCTTTATAGTGATCAGTAGAGTCTCCTACTAATGATTGATAAAAGAATTTATAATCGGCATCCTTATCTTTCCATTCAAAAACTTTTTCTTCTTTGAAGTCCCAATGTAAACCTGGAATAGTTAATAAGTCTTTATCTTCACTAACTATTATCCTTTCATTTTTAGATTTTTCAGTAGCTAGAATACCTATAACATCATCTGCCTCTAACCAATCAAACATTTTGTAAGGGTACGCTTCTTTACAGTAATCCATAGCCGGAATAAAACACATAGGTTTCCTTCCACCCTTTCTATTACTTTTATACTCAGGATTTATTATCTTTCTAAAATTATTTTTATGAGTGAAGCATAATAGAACTTCGTCTGCTTGTGTTCCTTCCTGTACCTTCCATATTTGATTATCAATAAGTGTCTTGACCTCTGCTAAATCACAATGAAGTGTCCAAGAATCACCTCCCCAGTTAATCTCTCTTTCTGAAAGTCTAGTTGCTTTATAGACAAATATGTCTGCATCAATTAATAACTCTCTCATTCTCTTCCTTTTGTAAATTTACTTTGTTTGTGTATGTTGCTATGTTTGTTAAGTTGTGACGATATTCCTCATGCTTCTTAAAGTTAAATCGTGTATGACTTTTCATCTCTCCCCAAGGGATAATATAAATATATGGAAATTGACATGCAAATAAATAATCAAAATCTCCCTTCTTATATCCTTTTTTTATTCTTACTCCATTTAATTTTGCCTCCCTTGTCAGAGGTATATAATTTAACTTAGAATGTTTTATCTGTATGGTAATCCAATCTTCTCCATTCTTAACTACTAAATCAAATGCTGATGATGGATCTAAAGGAACACACATAGAATAATTCCACATATGTAAAAGATACCTTACTATTTCTTCTCCTGCCATACCGAATGCAGATGCTTCAATGTGTGGTAGCCCAAGTTGATCCTGTTTTGAACTCTCCTGTGAGGGGAATCCTAAAACTGTACCTTTCTCCTGCGATACCAATCGCTTTGACCGCAAGGTCGCCAATTCTTTTTGCATGTTCCTTTTTTACTGTAAGTTGAACTTCATCATGTACAAATGCTACTTGTTTATAATCTTCTCCATACTTGAATTCCTTCTCAAGAAGAGAATGCATTTCAACAATCCAT